CGCTTCCTCATCGCTCATCCGCTGCGCTACTTCGCTTTCGTTCGCTGCTTCGCTTTGCTTTAAATTCAAAGCCTCTTGTATTTGTTTTTTCGCTGCTGCTATATCCTTATCGACTTCTATTTGAATTCGTTTAAGGTTGTCGATGTCTGATAGGTCGTAGACATTTATTAATGTGTCGTCTTCCTGATCCGGATATTGTAACCGGTTGTCGATTGGAACTAATAGTCCCCGATTTGATAACTCTACCATTTGTTTAACAGTCTTTGACATATTAGGTTGAGTTATTTTTTTTCCCGTACATAGTTGACTATGTATTTTAGGGTTATATTGAAAATAATAACCCATATGTATATTACTTTTTTTCATTTCTTTTTGCTATATTTATTTCCGAAAAAGTAGCCTAAAATAGCTGTTACTAGTGCTATTGCGGCTGTTATAATTTCCTGATATTCCATTTAAAAAGTGTTTAGTGTTAATTGAATCGCTTCGCTCTATATTTTTTATAAGTGTTTACGCTTTCGCGTGGGACTTCTATATTGTCGGAGTACCATAGTAAGGCATTGGACGTCGAGCAATAATACTATGATGAATTTGCACCCATAATTGATCTGCTGCATCTGCGGCCGCAAATACTCTTGAATTTATATCTGCGGTGTCGCATGTTATAAATGATTCGTTAAGAGCTGGTAAAGCTGCAAATTTTCGTCCCATGTGATAGAATAATAATTCTTTTCTCATGTCTCCATGTACTGATGATGATTTGTATTTGTACTCTGCGTATCTTGATTGATAACCAAAAGTCCCATCATCTATCACTGGTGATCCTGAAAACCATAATTCTTTGTTCATAACTTCTTGTTCGCCTAAATGGGCGAACTCTGGCCAATAATAATCGAATTTATCTTGACGAAGAAATGATTTTGGTATACCTTCTTGGTATGCGGTTTTTGGAATTACTGACATTATACCCATAATATATCCATGTTCGGAAAATCTTTTGTTTGCTTTTGCAGTTTGTCCTACGCTAATTCCATGTCCTGACATGTGTCCTTGGGGAACGTCTTGGACTCCGCCTTCGTTTCCGTTTGTATTAAGTACTTCTGATATAACTACTGGTTGTTTTCCGCCGCCTAGATATTCGGGGCGGTTTAATCTTGCGTCTCCAGTATGAATTCCGAAATGTGATAGTATTGTTTCAGTGTAGCGTGATCCTGCTCGTGCTTGACGCTCAAACCATTTTTGTATTCTGTGTGCTATTCTGAAATCGTTGACGGATATTGTTCCATCCATAGTATCGAGATTTTCCAATCTCCCTGGAGTTGGTGAGCTTGGATTATTTACCATGTAAACGCCTGCGGCTGAATACATGTCTCCAGCTGCGGGTGTCCCATCTGCTTTTCTTACAAATGATTCGTCCATGTATCTTGGTTCTAAGGACATAGATATTAGTCCTTCTCCACCTTTTTGTGTCCAAGGTAAAGCGCTTGTAAAATAGTCCTTCTCCCATGCTCTTTTCCTTAAATATTGATTTTCCAAAGGGTCGGTTATATCTACTTCAGCTACCAAGTTTTGATCTCGGTAATATTCATTGAATATAGAGTTATATGCTCTATGTGGTAATGTCATAATTTTTGCTGCTTCAACTTTAGAGCCCGTTAATTCCATTGGCAAACCTAAATAATCAGACAATTCACCTTGTAAAATTCCGAAATGTGCCCCTAATGTCGGTGGTGCTGCTGCGCTTTCTCCAGTTATAAAATCTTGCCAACCGTCCCAAATAATTCTATTGGGCACGTAGAAATAATGTATGTATGTATCTACTTTATGCATAACTGGGGCTATCATAGGGGCAAGTCTTATGAAACTTTGCGTTTTTACGTCCCATGAATCGCCAGGCACTACTTCCTCACATAGAATTGGGACTAATTCGCCCATTTTCATTGATAATTTTTTGTCATGTGAGAGATTGAATGCTGTTCTTTTTTGTTGTTGACCTTTTATTGTGTCAAAGATGTTTCTTTTTTTCATACTACTAGTGATTTAGATTGTTTTTGTTTTAAACGTTCATTTTTGGCCGCTCTTGCGTCCTTTTCTTTTACTCTTGCTGAAATTTCAAAATCTAGCTTTTCTATTGACGTGCATTTATCCCATAGGTGCTGAAGATCTGCATCGTTTTGAATTTCGTTTAATATTCTTAATTTCATTTTTTCTGTATCATCAAAGAGTTTATCTTTGTAATATTGCGGTAATCCTATTTTTTTTCCGCCTTCTATTACAATATAATTTATTAAATACTCTTTATGATGATTAATAACCTCAGGAGTTAAGTAATTTTTTCCTAAACCGTTTGACATTACGTTTTTAGGTTTTTCGGCTCCTTCGGGTGTGTTGTTGATTCGTTTTCCCATATATTTGGTAACGTATCGAATAGAGCTAGTTGTAACTGTTCCTGACAATGTGTGGCCATGTCCCCAACTTGAGTTGATTTTCTCCGCTTCCGCGTTGAATATGATTTGGTGATAATGCGGTCTTTTTGTATTCTCGCCATATTCTCCTACTGTATAATGTTTGATTTTTGACCCTTTTTGTGCCTTTCTGAGCCTTTTTATGTATTTCTGGACATCTGAGTACCTTAATGTATTTATAATTTCTCCAGTGTCCTTACTGACTGTTTTAGGTATGTTTTCGTCATTATATGTTAATGTCACAAAGTATGCAGTTTTTGACTGCTTTGTTTCTTGTTGTAATCTAAATACCCATGAATTTTGTCTGTTAATATTACAATTTACACATTTTGAGCAGGGTAACCAGTACACCCTGCTCTTAATTACTTTTCTTAACGGACTTAAACATTCCATATTTTACAGTCTTATTCCGCCTCTAGACGGGCGGTAAGTTGATATCGTTCTTCTTCTTCTGTTTGGTTTTCTTGTGTTTCTTTTGTACGCTGAGCGGCTAGTACTACGCTTTGTGTAAGTTCTTCTACGTCTCATGTTTTTAGTTTTTATTGTTATAATTAATTTTTGGGAGTACTCCTCCGTGTTCCTGATATTTGTTTAGAAATTTTCTTCCGAAATTTTTTATTCCTTGCCATCCAGATCTTAACCATAAAGGATCTGATGTTGTTATACCTGATTGTAACATTTTTGCACGTTCTTCTTCAAATGCTGCTTTTTGTATAGTTAGATTTTTTAATTGTTGTATGTACAAACCTTTTTGGACTTCGTTGTCTGTTTTTTTAATCAAATTTTTAACGCGCTCTATTTCATATTGTATTTGTGCGCTCATTGTTTCTGATGTAATTTGATTTTTAAGGTTTTGACTATGTAATGTTGCAGATACAAGATCTGTTTCTGCGTTTAGTTTTCTTATTCCTGCGTATTTACCTATTTCGTCTAGTGGGTCTACTGTACTTATATTAGGTATTGATCCAAAGCGTTCAGGCTTTGAAGCTTTTGGATTTGATGTTTGAATTCCTGATGTGCCTTTTCCATATATTAAATGCGGATTTAAACCCGCTTCTTGGAAACGTGCCATTTGATTCTTAGGAGAGTTATACCAATTTGCATAGTCACGTTGATCTATGTCCCTTTGATATTGTTTATCTGTTTGTTTTTCTTGCCATTTACGGTCCCTTATATTGTGGAATGCTTGGATTCCTATGTTTGTGGCTGATTGCCCCATGTCAAATAGTGGCATATTTTCTGTTTTTTTTTGTAAATGTATAGTTTTTTTTTGAGTGATTGGTGTCACTCAATAGTATGCATATCAAGTAATGCATACTTCAACCCCCGAAACCCCCCATTCTTGGGGGGCTAGGTTTTTGTTTTTAGACATCTTATTTATATTCATTCTGAATAGTTTTAAGTTTATCGGTGAATCAAGATTCACCGTAAATTTTAGGCTTTGACCTTAGCACTTTGCTCGGCCGCTTCCTCATCGCTCATCCGCTGCGCTACTTCGCTTTCGTTCGCTGCTTCGC